GACGCTTGCGGTTGGGATTTTAAGGCCGCCTTTAAATGCAGTCTTACGAATACGAGCATAGATTTGACCAAGGCTTTTCAGCTTTTGGACAACTTCATTCATAACGGTCATTGGGATAACTGCGCCGATGTCAGATACCGTGGTTGTAGCATCTACCCGAAGTTCAGCGGTCACAACACCAGTTAAGCAATAGTCCATGAACGCTTGGCGATATTCCTCAGTGTCGTATTTGTTTACGCGAAGTTCTTTTTTGGGTTTAGAACCACCAGGAATAAGGCCGCCTCGTACTTCCCCGCCTCTGTCTTCATTGATATCCTCGGCTTCCTTCAATAACTTTGCCCGCTTCTCGATTTGTCCCTGCATTTCATTCAGGTCGCGTAACTCGGTTTCGATAACTTTGAGGTCTGCTTTTGGGTCCTCCAACATTGTGCGAAGCTCCGCTTTTCGGGCCATTATTTCAGCTAAAGTTTTAAACATTATTTAGTCCCCTTTTCTTTTTTAATTTTATTGAGCTCGTCTAGCTCTTTTTGGAGTGGGATGATTGGTTTTGACAATGATTCGATGGTACTTTTCAAGGCAGCTTTGCGTTGCTCGATTTCAATTGCGTTCAAAGTTCTCACTCCTTAAAATAGTGATTCGATGATCAGCTTTTTGCGAAGTTCCTCTTTTTTTATGTCTTCTTTGAACGTTTCCAAGCTTCTGCAGCTCATTTCTGAACTATCGTAAGCTGGGAATGTACAAGGACTAACTTCAAAGAGGTCTGCTTCTACAATGCTCCGTTTATAGACTTCCCTGCCTTCGTACTGGATCTTTGACCATATATCACTAATGCACTTAAACCCAAAGGATGAACCGTCTACATCCCCACGCATGACACTCTCATAAGCATCATTGCCATATGTGTTGTTCGGAAGATCGATGTCATAATTAAGCCCGCTCATATCAGAATTAAATCTAAGAGTGCTGGCCGACACGCTTCCGAGTGGACGGGAAACGTCATGATTCCATAAGGCTTTTTGGTTTCTATTTTGTAGGGACTTATCGAACGCCCCACTCGACACTTCTTCAAGAAACTCGTCTCCCCATCTATCTTGAATCAGGGTTGGCGAGTTGTACTTGACCGCATAGCCGCCAATAGTCTTTTTTTGTCCATCAGTGGCCGCCCTGACTTCTATTTTTTCAGTTTCCAGCTGTCTTTGTTCCATCTCCGTTGCCAATTTTCTCACCTCCCTTCATTGGATCTACTACGGCAGTATCTAGCCTACGGATTGGAACATCCCCGCCCTCTACAGGGCCCATGTTAAGAACTTCTCTCCATTCGTTAGGAGTAAGCGCTCCCCGGTCTACCATTTGCATTAGGTTTAATTTTGTGGCCATAGAAGCATACTGAAGGCTGTTAGCTTCAAAGACAATCTTGTTTCCAAATCCTCTTTCTTTTCTGCTGAATATCCTTCGAGTAAACTCTCCACATAATTGCTTCGAGTCCCTTTCGATTTCCGCTTCATAGTAGGCGTTCCACTCATCCTCTGTATAGCTGCTTTGGATGATCTTTTGATTGGTATTAAAAAAGCTATATATCCGTAACACGCTCCGATCCATCTGAGCCGCGTTCGGTACATAGCTTTCTTGTTTGATTTGTTCAAGGTCATACTTGGGATCTGTCGCTGCAACTCCTTTGCCTTTCGCAACTGTGAGGAATGTATCAACGAACTTCTCAACTTCTGCATCCTTATCCTCTGGCCTTAACACGCTTTTAAACTTCATCAGCCATTTAATGACCATGGAGTTTTTAATTGCCTTAACAAAGCCCTGGTCCGTGGTCGTGACAATCTCCATGAGGTTCTTAAGCGTTTCCTGCGGTGCATCCCCGAAAAAGTCTGACTCGTTGAAATCTCTCCTAAGGTGAATAACGTCCTCGTAGGGAACGGTCATCCGCTTACCTGTCCCAAAGGTAAACTTTAGAAATAGATCACCTCCTGAACCTTCTATGGCCTCCACGTTTGTAGCAGGAACGGGATACAACTCGTTTGCGTTGCCGAAATCGTCACGCTTGATGTAAATAAAGGCGTTATGGTTTAGCATAAGTTGAGTTGTCACTTTTTCAAGCATCAACTGCATGGTCATATAGGGGTTTGGTTCTTCAAGGAGGAATTTAATGAACGGCTTCGGGTTAATCTTGAATGTCTCTCCATAACTCAGGATATGTTTGGGGTTTAACTTGCCTATGGCTTGAGCTTTGGGCCTTATCGCCGCTCTGATGATGTCAGACTTATAAAGGTTCCCGTCCCAGGCGTAGAAGCCGTTACCGCTGTCTGTAATCATCTCAAAGCGTGCTGTTGAGGTTGGCGAAGTCTTACCACCAAATATCTTTTGAAATAATCCCATCTTCTTTTCATCACCTCCTTAAATCATGTTCTGATAGTCATTAAACTTTTCCTGAAGAACCACGTAAGCGTCAAGTAATGCAGCCGTTCCATCGATCCTTTGCCGTTGGTTCTTTGTTTTGCATGGCTGAATGTTAAGATTCTTGTCAACCTCAATTGACGTATTGGATAAGCACCATTTATCGATTGGATTGTTGTTGTAATTAATAACCCTAGCTTCTAGGTCTGCCCCCAAAGATTTCATTGGCGCGGATAATGTTTTCTTACCTTGAATAACAGGGACCATGGCGTCCTTTCCAAAATACGTCTGCATTTCCTGCGCCCACATTTCAGCAGACCATGAATCATAACCAATCCAAGGAAGGTAAATATCGTGATCGTTTTGAATCTCCAAGAACCATTCAGTTACAAATCTAGGATTAACTTTATTACCCGGCGTAGTCCTTAGTAATCCAAGATTGTGCCAAATATTATAAGGAATCTTGTCCTCTTTGCTCCTTCTTTCGATAAGATCCTCCGGCAACCAATACATAGACATTACATAGACCGTTTGATCGTTTGGGAGCATAAAAACAACCTTAGCTGCTGTAAGGTCTGTGGTGGATGAAAGGTCAACCCCTCCTATGCCGTATTTAGGTTTAAGGAGCGCGACATCAAAGGTTTCCTCGTTGTTCAATTGCTCAAAATTCAGCCATGCCTCACTTGAGGTTTCACGAATATTGAAATCTTTACAGAGCAGGTTCTTTTGAAGCATCGGATTTGCTATTGCGCGTTTTACTTTGTCCAGTAACTTTTGACGATCCTTGATGGTTCCAAGTCCGGGGTTTGCCTTTTGGTGCATTGCCGGATCGGTCCACTCTTCTCGTTTGTCTAGTTCGTAGATCACCGCGAATAGATGGTCGTCCTCGAATCCCTTTACCTTGTCAATGCACTTACTAGCCGTTTCATATTCTGTATCAAATACGGCCTCTCTGACGGTCCCGGCTGTCGTTGTCTCAAAGAACATTGGTTGTTCTCTCGCGGTCATCCCATCGTAAATAACATCGTAAAGGTTTTGATCTTTCCAAGCGTGTATTTCATCAGCCAAAGCTCCATGAGGATTTAGGCCGTCAAGGGTATCTGAATCAGAACCAAGGAATTTAAAAAAGCTGTCGTTAAATTCTCCGACAAGCTCAGCAACTAGGCACTTGATCTTCTTTTTGAGTGCCGGGGATTTCCTTATCATTCGTTTTGCTTCTAGCCAGATGATTTTTGCTTGATCCTTCTTTGTCGCTACTGCGTAAATCTCTGGACCAGCTTCACCATCTGCCACTTGTAAATATAGGCCGACTGCAGCAGATAAAGTTGACTTACCATTTTTGCGCCCGACAACCAGGAGCGTCTTAGTGTGCTTTCTTAGTCCTGTATCTTTATCTATAAACCCAAACATGCCAGCAACTAAGGCTTTTTGCCAAGTTTCCAGCATGACAGGTTGACCGCCCCATTTGCCTTTGCTGTGCTTACAATATTTTTCAATAAAGGTTATTGCATGATTGGCTTTGTTCTCGTCATATACCCACTGGCCGGGGTTTAGTATTATAAGTTCTAGCTCAAAGTAAGCTTTTCTGATTTTACGTGGGACTACTACGATGTTTTGTCTTATATCGTCGCAATATTTGAGGATTGGATTGTCGTAATTAAAAACTAAGCTTTTACTTCGAGCCAACGAATTCCTCAAAGTCCTCACCTACTCCTGGGATGTTCGCCGCCTTCGGCAAAAGATCCGAAAGTTGCTTGATGATGGACATATGGTTTTTTATCATCGTATTATAGATATCTATCTCGGGGGATTTCTTTGTCCCTGATTGATTTTCGCCATTTTGATATGTTGACACAGCACCTTCGCTGTTTATTGTCTCTTGGAGATCGTCAAGAGTGATAGCCATAAAAGCAGCGTTTTTGATAAGCGAAGAAACAGTGTCCATTGTGCTCTTTTCCATGTCCTTGAATAAACGCTTAAGTTTGGTTATCTCTTTTTTGATCCGGGCATCTTTTTCTTTCTTGAGTAATATCTTGGTTTCTTCGTCTATCAGTTCCATTTATGACTACACCCCCTATGGTTTTTTCATTTGAAT